CGGTATTGATACAATGCTTGGTGAGTTTAGATATGATAACTATCTTTTACCCTTTAAAAAATTAATGGAGAGGGAGAAGAAAAATAACGAGGTAATAAATTAAATTAAATATGAAAAACCAAAAAAGTAAGAAGAATTTCTGGGAAAATTTTAGATTTGAATTCATTCTTTACAAAAAGAATGGTAAAGAGAAAAATGGTGATAATCACATCATTTGTCAAAGACTTTTTGATGTAAGGGGTTATAATGAAGATGTTTTAAAATCTTATGAACTTAAAGAGTTAATGGATAACATTGTAGGTGTTGAGGTAGGAACTATTGGTAGTATGGGTATTATCCCTAGCTATTTTAAAAAGCTTTCAAAGGAAGTTTGTTGGAATACTTACAACCCGTATAGAATTAATACTGGTGATGAGAATAAAAATATCTTCGAAGATGAAGACTTATTTACGTTTGAAATTAAGGTTGATAAGAAAGTTGTTGCCACATCAGCATTTTCTGGTAACTGGTTTCAAACTGATGTAAGATATGCAGTTAATATCAGAGAAATTATACCAGATATTATTGATGAAATTCAAGAATATTTTTCTAGAAATAGCTATACAACAACATATGAGGGGTATGACTTAACTTTTGAGTTTCCACCATATGATTTTGAAATTAACTAACATATTTATTAAATACAAGTTTTAAAAAATGGGTAAAATAAACAAAGACAATTTAGGTTATTTAGGTGTAGATTTTCAACACAGATTATTACAACAAATTTTAGTCGATAGAAGGTTTGGTGAGTCTATTGTTGATATTTTAAACCCAAATTATTTTGAAGATAGTTTTTTAAGAGTTGTTTGTGGAAAAATAATTGATTTTTATGATGAATACGAGAATATTCCAGACATTCAAAGTCTGGAATCTATTCTTGTTAGTAATACCACTGATGATATCGAAAAACAGTTACAGTTAGATAGATATGATAGAATTAAGAATGCTGATTTAAATAATGGTTTGTATGTCCAAGATACAGCTATGAAGTTCTGTAAACAACAAGAACTTAAAAAATCAGTTAAGGAAATAAATGAAATTATTGAAAAGGGTGACCTTGAAGACTACATTAAGTGTGAAGAAATACTTAAGAAAGCTTTAGAGGTTGGAGAAAACAAGGATGACGGTATAGATGTATTTAATGATTTAGAACATGTATTAGCCGATGATTTCAGAAACCCAATACCAACTGGTATTAATGGGCTTGATTCGTATATGGATGGTGGTTTATCTAAGGGTGAATTAGCAGTGATTTTAGCGGCTTTTGGTGTTGGTAAGACAACAATGTTCACTAAGATTGCAAACCACGCTAAAAACGTAGGACAAAACGTTCTACAGATATTCTTTGAAGACAACCCAAAGGTTATCCAAAGAAAACACTTGACATGTTGGGCTAACTTAGAACCAGACGTTGATATAACACTTAATGATTTAAGTCCTAATAAGGAATTAGTTTTTAATATAGCTAGTCAAAGAGAAGCGCAACCAGGTGTAATTAAATTAAAGAAATTCCCTAGTGATGGTACAACAATACCTCACATCAAGCAATATATTAAAAAGCTGATTGCGCAAGGATTTAGACCAGATATCGTTTTAGTTGACTACATTGATTGTGTTCAACCTACAAAGGCTTTTAAAGACGAATATGCTGGTGAGGGTAATGTAATGAGACAATTTGAAACCATGTTAGCAGAATTAGATATTGCTGGTTGGACAGCGGTACAAGGTAACAGAAGTGCGATTAACGCAGAAACTGTTGATTCTACAATGATTGGTGGTTCAATTAAGAAAGGTCAAATTGGACACTTTATTGTTTCTATTGCTAAATCCCTTGAACAGAAAGAAAGTGGGCATGCTAATATGGCCATTTTGAAATCTAGATTTGGTAAAGACGGAATCGTATTTGAAGATATCATATTTGATAACGGTAGAATTAAGATTGATATGACCGAAGGTGGAGAACAAGGTAAGACATTCCTTCAAACAGAAGAAGTAAAAGAAGTGAAAGCTCAAGAACGTGTTAACATGTTAAGAGATGCAATGATTAAGAGGCAACAAGCTAGTGGAGTTGAGGATAATAATCAAAATTTAAATTAAAAATAATATGTATTTAAAAAATTCGGATACAGAGAAAAGGTATTCTATTTTCCCTATTAAGAATCAAGACTTATGGGATGCGTACAAGGCAGCTGAGAAACAAACGTGGGTTGCAGAAGAAGTTAATTTAGCTCAAGATAGATACGATGAGTTAAGTAATGATGAGAAGTTTTATTTAAAAAATATTTTAGCTTTCTTTACTATATCTGATGGATTAGTGATTGAAAATCTTTGTGATAATGTTATAACAAACGTAGATATTGAAGAAGCTAAGTATTACTACCAACACCAAGCATTTATTGAACAAGTACATGCTAATGGTTATTCTCTTCTAATCGATACTTATATTAAGGATAATAAAGAGAAGACTGATTTATTCAATTCTATGATTACTAACCCAGCCGTTAATGCTAAAGCTTCATGGGCTGAGAATTGGTTAAATAATGGTACGTTTGTGGAAAAATTAATCGCATTCGCATGTGTTGAAGGTATTGCATTTTCTAGTGTATTTGCTGGTGTGTTCTACTTTAGAAGTAGAAATAAGATGCCAGGATTAGCTGAGATGAATGAACTTATCCTTAGAGATGAAGGTTTTCACTATGAGTTCGCTGTACAAATGTTTAAACAATATGTTAAAGATGAATACAAACCTAGTAAAGAAGCTATGAAAGAAGTTATTCTTTCTTGTTATGAAACTGAAAAGAAATTCGTAGAAGAGTCTTTACCAGAAGGTTTACCAGGCCTTACTAAAGAAATGATGATTCAATATGTTGAATTCGTAACAGATGTTGTGTTAAAGGATTTTATTGGAGAAACACACTTCAATGTTAAGAACCCACTTGATTACATGAAAAAGATTGGATTATCATCTAAAAATAATTTCTTTGAAAGAAGAACTGGGGGTGGTTATACAAGAGTTGAGATGCCAGAAGAACATGAAGATATTTTTGGTTCTGATGATTTTTAATAATTAATATAACAAAAAAAATATAATGAAGATAATAAAAAGAGATGGACGTAAACAAGCGTTTAACCCTAATAAAATCCTTACAAGACTTAAACAACAATCTAAGAGTCTTAAGGTAGATAATACGTTATTATTCCAAAAGGTTGTACCACATATTACTGATGGTATGACTGCTACGGATATTGATGAAATTATAGCATTTCAATGTGCTGATTTATCTATTCAACACCCAGACTACGCTGTGTTAGGTGGGAGGATTCTAATTTCAAGACAATCAAAGTTATTGGAAGTTGAAACAATGCCAGTAGATGATTTATTTGATACATTTGCGGCTTCTACATTCCTTAAGAAGTACTCAATGAAAAATTCAGAAGGGGTACCAGTAGAAATTCCATCAATGATGCATGATAGAGTTGCACATCATTTATATCCAGATTCTTTTAAAGAAAGAAGAAAGTTAAAGGTTGAGTTATCTGAAAAGAAAATTAATTTTGCTACACCTATTCTTTCTAACTCTGGAGTTGAAGGTAGAAATGGTATGATTTCTTGTAACCTTACTACTCTTTATGATGATTCTATTGAGGGTATTAATGCTACTCTTGATAAGATTTCCCATGGTTCTAAAGAAGGTTCTGGTATTGGACTTAATATCGATGTTTTAAGAAGTTCTAGAAGCCTTGTAAAGTCATTTAAGGGTTATGCTGGTGGTGTCGTTAGATTTGCTGATATGGTACAATCTCATATGAGATTCTATAAACAAGGTAATAGGTCTGGTTCTTGTGCTTTATACTTATCAACTTGGCATAGAGATATTCTTGAATTCTTAGAGTTAAGACTTCCTATTGGTGAAGAGTTAAATAGAGCTAGAGATTTATTTACAGCTGTAAGTGTTGATGATGTATTCATGAAAGCACTTACCGATAATCAAGCATATTATTTATTCTGCCCAAATGATATTATCGAAGCTGGTCTTAAACCTTTCCACACTATTCATGGTGAAGAATTTAAAGAAGAATATAATAAAGCTATCGACTTAGGTTTAGGTCACAAAGTCGAACCAAGAAAGATTTGGGATGCAATCATTCGTTCTCAAGTAGAATCTGGTACACCTTATGTTTTCTATAAGGACAATGCTAATAGAA